AGAGGATGTTCCGCACACAGCTGGTGAACGCAAAGGACGCAAAGGACCATCTCGCTATATGTGGCCTGGAGGCGAAGAACACCTCCCTCATTTAACAGCAACCGTTCACGGCATTGTCCAGGATGTAATCTTGCGCGTGAACAGAGAAATGAAGTAATCAAATGGCTGCAGTAACGCTTCCAATCGTAACTACCTACAACAATGCAGGCGTTAAAGGCGCACAAGGTTCTCTAAAATCTCTTGTTGGTTCTTATGCCACTATGGGTGTTGCCACTGGCGTGCTTTCAAAACTCATTCAAACAGCTGTGACTGATGCTTCTGACCTTCAAGAAACAATCAGCAAAAACAAGGTCATTTTCGGCAATTCCGCAAAGGACATTGAAACATGGGCTGACAGTGCAGCCAAAAACATGGGCCAATCGAAAAAAGACGCTATTGACGCTGCCACCAGTTTTGCCATGTTTGGCAAGACTGCAGGAATGTCAGGCACAGACGTTGTTGACTTTTCAAAGAAATTCACCAACCTTGCAACAGACATGGGTTCGTTCTTCAATACAAAACCCGAAGATGCTGTTTTTGCTATTGGAGCTGCATTCCGTGGCGAAATGGAACCAATAAGAAAATACAACGTCGTAATTGATGATGCAGCTATTAAAGCCAGATTGATGAAAGACAATCTCTATGATGGCTCTGGAGCTTTAACAGCACAGCAAAAGATTCTTGGTGTTCAAAAACTTATTTGGGAAAAAACCAACGATGCCCAAGGGGATTATCTTAAAACCTCAGATGGATTAGCCAATCAAACCAAAACCCTTAATGCACAATTAGAAGATTTATCTGCCGAAATGGGTGGCAAACTTTTACCAGTAGCAGAAGATTTAGCAACAATTTTTGGCAAAGTTTTAACTGCTGCAACCGACGATTCAACTAAAAAAACCAACAAACTTGTTGACGCATTTGGTTTTCTTTTCAAACACTTGAGTCCCGCAGGTCAATTAATTAAAGGGCTTGAACAAACCGCGAGCTTGCTTGATTTAATTGCTGGCGATTCAGATTCAGCGAGTATTGCAGTCACCAACACTGCTGCAGAATTTCGCGACATGGACAAATTGCTTTCTGACAAATATGCAGATTCGTTGAAACTTACTAAAACTGAAACTGATGCACTGACAAAAAAACAAAAAGAACTTGAAACAGCAACAAAGAAAGCCAAAGAAAAAGCAAAAGACCACGCTGATACTTTGCGTGACCGAGTTGTTACAGCCGTTGACGCAGTTGCTTCAAGCCTTCAAGACGCCAAAGACCAACTTCAAGATTTTGCTGACACAACAGCAGATTCCATTACTGGCATGGTTTCGCTGACTGATGCAATCAAAACCCAAGACGATGCAGCTAAAAGCGTTGCTGAGGCGTTAAAAGACCGCAAAGATGCTTACAGCGACGTAGCCAAAGCCACAAAAGACGTTGACGACGCAATGGCAAAGCTAATAAAAACGCAAAAAGGCGATGACGTTGAGGCAGTTCTTAACGCAACCAACGACCTAGCCGATGCTAAGTCAAAACTGGCAGATGCCAATACAGCTCTTGCAACCTCAGAAACAAACGTCAATACAGCACAAAAGGTTCAAGCCGAATCGGGTTATGCACAAGCTTTCCAAAAGCAAATTGCAGACGCAAAACAGTTTGCAGCAAACCTTGAATACCTCACAGGATTCGGATTACAAAAGGCTGGTCTTGCACAACTTATTAACCTCGGACCAACAGCTGGACTCGCAGTAACCGCAGACCTAATCAATGGTGCTAAAGGTTTTACTCTTGCTGACCTAAACCAAGGATTGGCAGGCTTGTCAACATCAGCTGCAGGACTCGGTCTTGCTGCAGGTAACGCTTTCTTTGGTGGCAACGTTGCTGCAGGACAAGCAGCAGTTGGAACAGTGAACAACCTGCAAATTACTGTTAATAGCGGGCTCGTAAGTAACCCCGCTACCGTGGGCAGAGATATCATCGAAGCGATTTTGGCTGCCGAGAGGCTCTCAGGACAGGTGTTTGTTAGCGCATGAGCCAGCCACAGCTTCAAGTTTTAATTGGGTTTCAAACCACAGTTGGTTTTGGTCAACCCTTTCTGCTTGACGACGCTTTTTACGGTGTACTTGACACTGCAGGGCGCGGAACTTTGGGTGGCATCCAAATGGTTGATGTCACCAGTTACGTTCAAAACGTTTTTATCAATCGTGGTCGTTCCCGTCAGCTCGACGAATTTAACTGTGGCACCGCCAGCCTTACCCTTTGGAACAAGACACGCATCTTTGACCCGCTAAACCAGTCATCCCCTTATTGGATTGGTGGAACCACACAACAAACAGGCATTGTCCCACGTTTGCCCATTCAAATCCTTGCCAACGGAATTCCTATCTACACGGGCCTAATTACAGATTGGGATATTGACTACGACCTTGGTTTTAACGACCTTGCTAAAATATCCTGTGCCGACAACTTCACAGTGCTTTCAAATCAGCAATTAAACGCTTACACACCATCAGCCGAATCATCAGGCAAAAGAATCTATGACATTGCTGCCAACACTGGAATCCTTGCTCAACCAGAAATCAATTATCAAGGCGCAGTCAGCATTGACACAGGTTCCTCAACTCTTGGTGCATTTGCAATTGACCAAAACACAAACTGCCTAAGTTACCTCCAACAAATAAACACATCCGAGCAGGGCTACCTCTACATGAGTGCTAATGGAACCCTTACCTTCAAGGGCAGAGCAAGCGTCTTAAACCCTGTGGCTGGCGCAACTTTCAATGGTGATGGAACTGGTTTGCCATTCAACAGCCTGCAAAATATGTATGGCGACGAATTGCTCTATAACTACATATCAACTCAATCAGATGCGGGAGCCGTACAAGTTACAAGCAGTCCAACAAGCATTGCTCAATATCAAACACAGACTTACAGCCTTTTGAGCCTGCTTAACAGCACCACAACAGAAGTAGCAGGTTTAGGAAATTATCTTCTAGGTCGATACCAAAACCCTATTTTGCGTTTCAACGGGCTTTCCAGCCAATTGTCAGCAATGACAACAACCCAACAAAACATTGTTCTCAACCTTGACCTGACCAGTATCTGTACCGTGGTCAAAAACTTTGTCGTTGGAACACCCACCAGTGAAAGTCAAACATTGATTGTTTCTGGAATCAGCCATACAATCACCCCTGGCAACCATGTCATTTCATTCACTTTTGAATCGACAGACGCAAATTCTTATTTCACATTAGATTCAACAATTTTCGGTACTCTTTCGACTTCCAACCTTTTAAGTTTCTAGAAAGGAAACAAAAACATGCCAGACCAGACCTTCACATCGGGCCAGATATTGACCGCAAGTCAGATGTCCTCACTTCAATCCAACATCGGCTTGACGTTTATCAAAGCGCAATCAGCAACATCAGGCACAACTATGGACATCACAAGCGCGTTCAGTTCATCCTTTGACAACTACCGCGTTATCATCAGCGACCTTCGTTCAACAGGTTCAGCAGCTGGCATCACAATGACCTTGGGAACGCCATCAGCAGTCACTTCTGGGTATTACTGGGCAGCAACATATCTGTCGGGATACAACAATGGCGCAAGCGTCACAGCAATCGGCGCAAGCAATGGTTCAAGTTTTGACCTCAACATGGTTTGCATGGGTTCAACGGCTTCATATTGCGCCATTGAAATTGCATCACCGAACAAAGCCACAACGACAGGCATCACCGCAATTGGTGTAGATGCTCGTACTTCATCAGGCGCGCCAAGACAACCATCGACTGGTTTCCACAGTGGCACTAATCAGTTCACATCTATTCAGTTGACGCTTGGCACAGTTATTGCAAACATGGACGTCGTTGTATATGGATACCGCAAATCGTGAGAAAAAGCCTGATTCTATTGGTCATTTGCGCATCGCTCACAGCCTGCTCAGACCGCACTCGCGTTAATTGTGAGCGCGTAAAAAACAAAGCACTTTCGTCAGCAACAATTGCAACGAACGAAACAGGAACAGGACGTTGCGCGTGAAATTTCGAGCAAGACTTTCAAACGAAGAAATCAAAGGACGACTTATTTTGATTGTTGGTCTGGCAATTTCTATTGCTTTTGTTGGCACCGTGTTTGTACTTTTGTACGGACTTCTGTTTGTCGTTCAACCTCTTGAGCAAGCACCGAACGATGCTGAAGCCTGGAAGATATTGTCACCGCTGACCTTGACCATGTCTGGCGTTCTTGCCGGTCTCCTTGCCTCTAACGGCCTGAAGGGAAATCAGAA